CTTGCATTGGGTTCAAGATTATTTAGGACACTTCTTAACATCAAAGATTCCTGATTTTCATAGAGATATATACGATTTGGTTCAAAATAAACAAAGATTAGCTTTAGCAGCCCCCAGAGGTTTTGCTAAATCTATGATATGTAGCGTCTTTTACCCTCTCTGGTGTGCTCTTTTTATGAAGAAGAAGGATATACTGGTTATTTCAGCCTCAGAAGGTCTTTCTATCGAATGGTTGAGGAAGATGCGGACAGAGATGGAGACAAATTCACTCTTAGTCAAGCATTTTGGAGATTTAAGAAGTAATAAGTGGACGGAAACCCACTTGATATTAAATAACAGCCAAAAAACGAACATTCGTGCTAGAGGTGCTGGTGGTCAGATTCGTGGTTTCCGCCCTGATTTAATTATATTAGATGATATAGAGACCGATGAGTCGGTAGCTTCTACAGAACAGCGTACAAAGCTCAGAGAGTGGGTATTTAAAGCCTGTTTGAACACCTTACTACCTCACGGTCAGTTCATCTGGATTGGGACTATTATCAGTCCTTTAGCTCTTTTACAGGAAATGTTAGACTCCGATAATGACTGGGAGAAGAGAAAATTTAGGGCATATCACGATGCAAGACAGGAGGAAGGCTATGAATTGTGGAAATCACTCTGGTCGCACAAAAAACTCCAAGCAAGGAAAAAGGAGATTGGGAGCACCGCTTTTGCCTCGGAGTACCTCAATGACCCAATACTTAACGAAGCATCACCGATTAAACCCCATCAATTACGCTATTGGAGCACTCTTCCTGACAATTTGTCTACCGTTATTGCTGTTGACCCTGCTTATGCTGACGATGAGAGGGCGGATTTCAAGGTCGCAGCTTTAGTAGGAACTAACCACCTACATAATCGCTACCTTGTTAGCTACATACGGACTCATAAGCCTAGTGGCGAGTTTATTGATTCCATATTGAATTTATGGATGCAGAACAAAGATACCTGTACTGCGATAGGAATACCCAACTCAGGTACAGAAAAAGAGTTTTTTAACTCATTTATGCGTAAAGCACAGGATAGGAACTTATATCCACCAGTGGTGGAGTTAAAGAACGCATTCAAGAGAGGAACAGATAAAGTAATAAGAAAGAAGAAAGACAGGATAGTGGCGGCATTACAACCATTGTTTGAGTCTGGTAAATATTATATACACCCTAATCACGAAGAAGCTAAAGATGAGTTACTTACTTTAGGTGCTTCTCGTTGGGATGACTTAGTTGATTGTCTTACTTATGCCGAGACTATCATTCAACCTAATTATATAGAACCCGAAGTTAAGGAAAGAGGAAGATACGGCGAATTATTAGAAGATGAAAAACCAAAGATTGAAGCAGATTACGGATATTAAAAGGAGAAACTTAAATGGTAATGTGGAGCGATACAGAGAGACCTAAACCTGTGACAGGAATGGGTAAAGACAACGGGGGCGGGATAGTCTCTAAGGTCAAGAACTGGAAAAAAGACTCTGAAGGTTTAGTTGGCACTTGGGAAGAAAACCAGAACAAGTGGCACAAGATGAGAATGAGGATAAAGAAGAAAAAGACATTTCCGTTTGTGGGGTGTGCTAATATCCGTATGCCTACCCTAGAAACCAAGATAAGAAAACTCAAGGCTGCATTGATAAATGTCATTTTTGGTATTCGTCCCATAGTTCAGGCAGTACCATCTCCTTCTGGTAATTGGGAAACAGCAAGAAAGATAGAGAAGTTTCTTGACCATTTGATTATGGAAAAAATGAAGATAAAGAATAAATCTTTAATAGCCATAGACCAGATGTTAGAAAAAGGTTTCTATTTAATTAAACCATATTGGAAAACAGAAATAACAACCAGAGTGGAAGATTTAGAATTAGATGATATGTCTATGGAAGAAGCTATGTGGTTATTTGACCCCATGAGAAGACCAGAAGAAGTAGAACAAGCCATAGCACAGAGAGTCCAGGCTGATATGTCTGATTTAGTAGTAGAGAAAAATAGAAAAGAAATATCAAGAGTTGCTCAAGAAGTTTTAGCGGGTAAAGAAAAAATTTCATTTACTTTAGAAGATGTTCTTTATAACTGTCCTGACATTTCTTTAGCTTCTCCAGAAAGAGTGTATGTTCCCACAACTACAGGGGCAGACCCACAATCAGCTACTTATATAATCCACGAATTCTTTTTACCTTTTGGAACTCTTAAACAAAATGCGGTTCATAAAAATTGGAAGATGGATGTTGTGGACGAAATTGGAGTATCAAGAGAAGTAGATATCAAAACTATTAACACTACAAAAGATTTACGGGAAGGGATTGAAAGAATACAATCCAGTGATGAGTTAGTAAGAATATGGGAGTGCTATTGTTGGCACGATATTAACGGAGATGGTGAGCAAGAGAAATGTGTTATAACTATAGCACCCGATTTTGATGGTCTTCTGCGAGAAATTACCCTACCTTTCTACTCTGGTAAATTCCCCTTCGTAAAGCTATTTTACGAATTAACCGACGACCGTTGGTTCTCGCACAGGGGAATTCCAGAGTTGATTGAAGACATCGTAAAAGAGATAGATATAGTTCATATGCAAAAGCTTGATAGGCAGACACTTACAAACTCGCCTATGTTCATATATCGTGCAGGAATGGTTAATCCAAAGACTACTCAGTTTATTTTTGGACAAGGTATTCCAGCTCAGGGTATGCAACCGTTGAACGATATTATGGCTCCCTTAAACGCACATAATCCTAATGTTGAATTTTCATACGAAAGAGAACAGATGATTTTGGAAACTAAAGTTGAAGAGTTGATAGGACAAGTTGATTTTAGTTTACAGTCTATGATTAACAAAAGAGAGCCTCGCACATTAGGTGAAGTTCAAATGCAACAGGCAAATATGCAACAGGTATTTTCTTTAGATGCCGATATGCTTAGAGAAGCTTTTGCAGAACTTTTTGTTTGGTGTTGGGATTTATGGTCGCAGTATGGAGATGAACAATATGAATTTTTATACTTTGGTCAAGATTCTGGAAAACAAGGTGAAGTAATAAAACTATCGAGAGAAGAAACACAAAACAAATATACTATTACTGTTAGGGGTAATGACCAGAATACTAATCCTCAAGTTAAGATGGAAAGAGTTCAACAGATTCTAGCAGCTACATTTAATCCTATGGCTGTTCAGAGTGGCGTTGTATCTCCTATCCACATGGCACAAGCCATTAAGAGACTTTACCAGACATTGGATGTTCCTAATTACGAAGAATTAGTATCTTCTCCTGAACAGTTAATGCAGATTATGCAAGGTCAACAACAAGCCAGAGAAGAGCAAAGACTAAGAGATGAATCTGATTTCATCAAGGTCAGGGCAGAAGATATGACAGACGGAGAAATTGCACAATTACTCACGAAGAGAGGCATTAAACCTGATGTTCAAGGCAGATTGTTAAACGAACAGAATCGTAGACAAGAAAAAGATGTTGAACAAGAAGCCAAAGGATATGAGTTACTTACTAAAGTGTTAGATTCTAAAACTAAAGCAGAAGTAGCCAACAAAAAGGAGAAGAGTAATAGTGGACGGAAGTAACGATAGAGATATTATCTTACAAAGAATTGAAGAATGCACTACAGTAATTAACGAAATAGGTAGTAATCCAGCGTGGAAAATTATCTTAGGGGACATGGAGTATGACAGAAAGAGGTTAGATGATAATTGGCAGAACATCATAGAAGAAACGAAATTAAAAGAAGCCCGAATTTTAAAAATGGCTATTATGCATCTAGTAAACATTGTAAGAAAGTACGAACACGACCTAGTATCTTCTCAGGAAGAACTTGAGAAGCTAGATAATCCTGGAACGATAATTAACAAAGATTATGACGGAGAGTAATTATGGTGTTTAAAAGAAAGTTAGATACAAAGATGAGAGATGCGGGGGAGATAGACTATGAGAAGAAAACCATTCGTGTCAATCCTCGTAAAACTAATCGTGGTGGTCTTATGGATACTATTGTCCATGAAGAGTTACACAAAGATTATCCAGATAAACCAGAGAAGTGGATTAGTAAGAAAACTAAAACAAAAGTCAAATCACTCAGTGATTCACAAGCACAAAGATTACTTAAAAAATATATCTTTAGAGAAAAGAAAAAAGGGAAGAAATAATATGGCTGACGATTTTACAGATATTGCTAATAATACTTTTAGATGGGAAGGCGGACTTAACGAGAATGAAATAGGTCAAGGTGGGAAGTCTAACTATGGAGTATCTCAAAATCTTTACGATGCCTACAACAAAGAAGGTTCTAAAGATGTAAGTGATATTACTTATGGTGAAGCCAAGAAGATTATGAGGTCAGAGTTTTATGATAAACCTAAGTTGAATTTGATTTCTAACAAAGGTGTTAGGGGTGTGGTTTATGACTTTTCTGTAAACTCTGGTAATGATAAGTCAATTAGAGCATTACAAGAAATAGTCGGCACTAAAGTAGACGGGAAAATGGGGAAGAATACTAAAAGACAAATAGAAAAATATATTGAAAAGAATGGAGAAACAGCGTTGATTAGTAATCTTATAGATAAAAGAGAGCAGTTTTTAACTAATTTAGCCACGCAAAATCCTGAGAAATATGGTAGGGTTATCCAAGGGTGGATGAACCGAATGCAGGGATTGCGTGACACATATTTACAAGGAGAGGAAGATGGGGAATAAGAAAAAAAAGAAAGACAAAAAGAAAGCACCTAAAAAAGTTATGATAAGTAAGAAGAAAAAGAGATAACGCCCCTAAGGCGTAAAAAGCAAGGAGATTTATGTTAGAAGAAGAACAGAATGTAGAACAGGAAGCCATTCAACCTGAACAAGAGAATGTAGTAGAGGAAACCATTCAACCTCAAGAAACCGTTGAAGCAGAGACAGAAATAACTGACACACCTTCGGCAGAGGTTACTGCTGTATCGTCAGAAGTTGATGAATTTGGTGTACCGTATAAAAATCGGTATATGGAAATGAGACGGAAAAATGAAGGCATCAATACCGAGATTTCCGAATTAAAGGAAATGGTAAAGGGTCTTCAGGCTACTCAACAGAAGCCAAAGTATAGTAAAGAACAGTTAATGGAGTTTATCGCTAGGGACGAAACAGAACCAGGACAAAGAACTTGGGCGTTAACAGAACTAGACAAACTAGAGGAAGCTAAAGTATCTGAAAAGATAGAACAGAAGTTTAATGCTTTACAAACTCAGCAAAAGTCTGAGAGAGATAGAGCAGAGACTTTTAATTTTATCGTACAACGACACCCAGAACTAATTCTAAAAGATGCTGCTGGGAGAATGGTTGGATGGAATACCAAGAATCCTTTGGTACAAAGGATGAACGGTTACATGACTAATCTTGAAATTGCGAATAATCCATTTGGGTTAAGAGTTGCGTTAGCGTTAGCTAAGGATGACCTTTCGGGGACGACTAAAGCTACCACACAAAAACTTAAAACCCAAGTGAAGACTTTGCAAAAAGGTACTTTGGTTGAGGGGGGAGGAAAGAATACACCCATTTCTAAATCTTCTCTTAGAAAAGCTGTTGAAGAAGCCAAAAAAGGGGACATGAAGTCAGGCACTAGTGCAATGAGTGAGATACTTAGAGCACAAGGCTTGATTAAGTAATAGAAGGAGAATGAACAATGGCTTTCACCGCAGGTGATGGAGCGTATACATACGACGATAACGCAATGAGGGAAGACCTACTGGATAAAAGAATGTCCCTTTAGGAAAAAGATATGAGTTCTAAATACCAAAAAAATGTATGGCAAGAGAAAGATATTTTGGTTGATAAATATATCAATCAAAAGATGTCTATGAAAAAAATATCAATAATGTTTAATTGTGGTGAAACAGTTATCCATAAATGGTTGCATAGGCATAATATCTTAGTTCGTTCTCGGTCATCCGCCATGGGCGGGATACCAAAGAGTGATGAACATAGAAAAAAACTTTCTTTGTTTGCCAGCAAAAGAGTTGGTGTTAAGAATTCTAATTGGAAGCATGGAAAGTCAAAAAAAGATTATCAACGGCGTTCAATAAATTATCGCAGAAGAAGCAAATTTGTTCTTGAACGAGATAATTATGAATGTCAACAATGTGGTTTAGATATGGAATTACAAATTCATCATATCAAATTAGTTAAAGATTTTCCAGAGCTTGTCAATGATTATAATAATTGTATTACACTATGTAAACAGTGTCATTATAGTCTCCATTTTCCTATAGAAAATTCCGCTAATTCGGCGAAAGCGAGAACCGTCAACGCCGAGCTAAATTCTACCAATCCTTTTTTTCACAAAGGAATGATAGATAAATGTGTAGAGACTATACACGGGACAGTTAGTAATAACTGATGACATAGTCCGACTCTCACAGGAATGTGAGTCAGAAAGGTTCTTACTAACCTCACACCTACTGAAAATCAGTTGGTGTCTGGATTAGGGACAACTTCAGTTAGCCAAATCCAACACAGTGTGCTCGTTGACACTCTAAATGCTGTAAAAGAAAATGCTTATACAGAGGGTGTAGACGCTTCTTTTGGTAGTTTAACTAATCCCGCAAGGTTGTTAAACTATACACAAATCTTTCGTGAAGCGTATCAGGTAACTGATACCGAAAGAGCTGTTAACACAGCCGCTTTTAATGACAGGTTAGCATATGAAGCCACTAAGGCTATGAAAGAAATTAAAAACGACATGGAGTTTGCTCTTATGCGTGGTTCTTTGGTATGTGGTTCTGGGTCGGCTGCTAGGCAGTTGGTAGGAATTAAACTATCATTGTCTATCATCACAAGCACATCTGGAGTCAGTATGACAGAAGCAATTCTGAATGACAGATTTCAGGCTGTTTGGGACGCTGGAACAGAGGTTAACGCACTCTACTCTGGTATGTACATTAAGCGTAAAGTCTCTGCATTTACCGCAAATTCAACAATGAATTTGGATGCAAAAGACCGTAGACTTATCAATGCTATTGATGTCTATGAAGCCGATGCTGCAAGGTTGGTAAAACTTTTTGCTCATCGCTATGTCACAGTAAGTGGCGACACTAACTATGATGTAGTAGGTCTAAATGAAGACCTTTTCAAGATTGGTTATCTACGGAAACCTTTTAACAGACCACTAGCTCAAACTGGTGATGCTGCAAAGGCTGAAATAGTAACTGAGTGTACTCTGGAAGTTCGCCATTATAATGGTGGTTTCTGGGATACATTGTGTCTCTAGACAATTTGGTGGGGGGAGAAATCCCCCTGCCCTTTTAATTAACTATGAAAACACACGATAAGTGGACAGCAGTTAGGTGTTTATTAAATCTTATCCTCAAGGATACAAGATTATATTGTAATAACTGTGGTGAATACTATTTTGAGAATAAACCTGTATGTTGTGAAGACCCTCAGGTAGGCTCACACGCAGTACATCTAAGGGCAATAGTTAAACAGAATAAAGTCCATAAAGAACTTATGGCTAATTCTCATGGTTCTGTGAAAAATAAAGCTATGCGGTGGGGTATTAGTTTCCCACCCACAGTCTTTCATATATTAAACAAAACTTTCTTAACAACATATAACGAGAAATTATTAAGAGATAATAAAGACCTACACGGATTTATGAAGGCGTTTCCGCCTTTCTGTGTATGCGACAAAATCTAGGAGGGTAGATGACTGTAGGATTACACCTTATAGTAAAAGACGAAAAGAAACAAGTACAACGGATATTAAAGAAGTATGAAAAATACTTTGATGAAATAGTAATTGCTTATGATAGTAGGAAAGCCAGTTTTCATACTTCCAAGAAAGTAAAATGGTATAAATACCAATGGATAGATGATTTCTCAGACAAGAGAAACTTTGTAGATTCTAAACTTACTACAGATTACATTCTCCGTATGGATACCGA